AGGGTGGTGATTCGGGAGAAATTCTTTCCCAGTTTGATGGTCCAGTAACATTTAACAAAGATGTTAGAGTAAAGGATGATTTTTCAATCTCAGGAAAATTAAGAATTTTAAATACTGTACAATCTACAAGTCCCATTACTGGTTCGGTAATTATTGATGGTGGAGTCGGCATTGCCAAAAATCTTTATGTTGGAGGTGATACAAATATTGCTGGCGATCTTACAGTAGGTGGAGATGTTAATTTTAGTGATAACCTCGTAGCAATTGGTGGAAGTTTTGGAAATATCCAGATTGCGATTACAGATGATAATACTATTGATACTTCTACTGGAGATCTCAAGTTAAATTCTACATCTGGTTCTTTTGTTGCTATTCAAACAAATACCACAATTACTGGTATTTTAAGTGTAACTGATGATATTACTGCATTCTGGACTTCTGATGAAAGATTAAAGGATAATATTACTCCAATTGACGACCCTCTTGCTAAAGTTCTTTCGATCAGTGGTAATACCTTTGATTGGAATGAAAAGTCTAATAAAGATGGACATGATGTTGGTCTGATTGCTCAAGAGATTCGTGAGGTGCTGCCAGAAGCAGTTGTAGAAAGAGATAATGGATATCTTGCAGTTGATTACCATAAAGTTGTTCCACTGCTTGTAGAGGCAATTAAAGAACTCTCTGGCAAGGTTGAAGCACTTGAACAAAAACTACAAGATAAATAACTCTAAAGCTTATAATAATGGCAAATTATAGGAAGTCATTTAATTTTAGAAATGGTGTTCAGGTTGATAATGATAATTTTATTGTAAATGCAAATGGACTGGTTGGAATCGGAACGTCCATTCCAACTGAGTCTCTTGATTTAATCGGAAATGCAAAAATCACAGGTTTTGCAACTGCGACTACGTTGGGTGTTGCCGAAACTGCAAACTTTTTTGGAAATTTAAATGTAGGATCTCCTATCACATTAAATCCAACTACTGGTGATATTTTTGCAACAAGATTTGTTGGAGATGCTTCTGGATTGACAAACATTTATGCAATCTCAACAACGGGATGGGTTGCACAGAGTGTTGGTTTGCATACGTTTAGACTGGTCGGAATTGGGACCACAAATCCAGAGTACTATTTGCAAGTAGGAGAAAATCCAACAACTGGAATTGGTGTTGGAGTTTCTGATGGCAATATTTTTGCAAGTGGAGTCGTTACGGCAACAACTTTTATAGGAAATGTAACTGGAAATGTAACTGGAAATGTTACTGGAGATCTAACAGGAAACGCAGATACTGCAACAGAATTACAGACTGCTAGAAACTTTTCAATTATTGGTGATTTAGAAGCAAGTGCAGTTTCTTTTAATGGAACTGGAAATGTTTCTTTAGGTTCTACACTTTCATCAAGTTTTAGTGCAAATACATCAGGTATTATTACTGCAAGTGCATTAGAAGGAAATTTAACTTCTTCTTCAGCAACTATTACTAGTGCAACTATTACTAGTGCAAATATAACAAATGCAGATGTAGGTATCGGAACATTTGACGACTTAAGAATTAATAAAACAACCGCAGCAAGTCTTGTCATTACAAGTGATACGAATTCTTCAGTAAGTATTGGTAAGTCTGTTGGTGCTGGTAACAGTAGTGCTCAACTCAAATATACTCCTGGAACTGGTCGTTTAGACATTAATAATTTTGATCTTGGTGGTGTATCTATTAACCTTCATGAAGGTACTGGTGTAGGAAATACTGAGGGTTTTAGTGTAAAATATGACAACACTAAGAAATTTGAAGTCACTTATGATGGAAGAGTTGGAGTTAATCGTGGAGGTGCTTCATTAACAAGACATCTTGAAGTTGGAGGAACGGCATATATTTCAGGAGATTCTAAGATTGTAGGAGTTCTTACAGTCGGAACAGGATCAAATGAAGTTACATTGGGTGATGGTAGTCCTTTACCAGTTTCGGATCAACAAAACTTTAATACATTAAGTGGGATTAGTACATTTAATGAACTAAGAATACAAAATGTTCGAGTGGGACAAGGTGGAACTATAACTTCTAATTTATACGTTGGAAATGAAGTTGGAGTAGGTACAACATCAAATAATGTTTTTGTTGTTGGCAATCAAACTCCAATATTCCAAGTATTTGGATCTGCATATACTTCCGAAGGTTTTATGACCAATGGAGTCCTCGGAATTACTACAGATCCAAATGGATCTACTCAAGAGGATCCTAGATCAATTCCAAGTGATTTAGGTGCCTCAGTACCATCAATGACATATGGATCTTTCCAAGTTGATTGTACTGCAGCATCTTTAGTTACTGAAAATGTTTTACTTGTTCCAAATTTTGGAATTTCTGTAGCTGGATTTGGTTCTACAAATCTTGGACTTGTACCAAGAAATTATAACACAAATAAGTATTTGACGAAAGTTGGTGTTAATACTTATTTTGCAAGATCTATTTTTGATGTAGGAGCAGCATCGACAACGATGAACTCTTACTTTATTCCACCATCATTATCTCAAAGTGATATTGATGTAATGGCAGATTTATGGAATCCTGCCACATCATCTTCACTAACTGGTCATGAACAATCTAAAAAAGTTACCTCAACTGGAGTAGTCCCTGGTGCAATTGTTCATAACAGAACGACAGATACTATTCAGGTAAGAGATGGTGCATCATCATTTAGAAACCTGAGTCCTGTAGTTGCATTTGCTACTGTTGATAGTGGAAGTTTAGTTTCAACTGATGGATATAATCTTTCATTGACAAATAATCTCACTAATGCAATTTTCTCATTCAGTACTGCATTGCAATCTGCAAACTATACGGTAATGGTTTCTGCTGGAAGTACCACAGAATCTTACACTGTTCCAGAAGCACAAAAAACAACAACTGGATTCAGAATTACGTTTAGTCCTTCTAATGCTAATACTCAAAGTTACTCAGTCATGATACTTCAAGTATAAGACTTGACAAGACTCTCAAATCCCTGTAGACTAGCTTTGTCTGGGTTGAGAAAATAAATATAGCTTAGAGATTTATAGAGTAACTAATGGCACAAACAACACCAAGAGAAGCATTAACTTGTGTTGCCATTAGTTATTTTTGTGAGAATAAAAACTCAACAACAATTGAAGATTTTTCCAATATAGTCTACAAATATTTTTTTGAGAACGACGAAAAAGATATTATAAAATTAAAATCAAATTTACAAAATCAATTTGATTTTAAACGTATTAAAGATTTATTTTCAACTAAGAAAATAGCGTTGGCAAAAGATAATGGTTATGTTTTATCTGCGTTCAAGAAAGATTTTTCTGAAGGTAAAGAATATTCTTCAGAAGATGGTGGTCCAACTAAACTTGATGTTGAAATTAAATCTGCATATTCAATAGCAGAGATATTGAAAAACACTCCAATTATAGGAAATTTATCTCAATATAAAATATACGATCAAGCATCTGACTTTATGAAAATTGTGAAAGATGATGCTCTTAAAAATACTCTTAATGCACTTAAATTACCAAAAGAAGTTGGTTCTGATATTTTATCTTCAGTTGATATTATTCTAGTTAAAAAAAGTAAAGAACAGATGATAGTTAAAGATTTTGAAGAAAATATTTCTGGCAATATAGATCAAATAACAATTCTGAATAATCTTGCTCACGGTGATAAGGGTAAAAATACATTCAGAACACTTACCAATAAATATTTTTTCGATAAAGACATGATTGGAATATCACTTAAAAAAGTTCCAACTAATAGAGATGCAAACATTAAAATTATTGGAACTATTGCGGGTGCAAGAGGTGAACTTAAAATTTATCTAGATCCTTATACTGAGTTTCTTGGTAAAGTGGAAGCAACAAAAAGTAGAACAGAATTATATAATTTAATCAATGACTTGGTTGAAGTTACTGAAATTAAACCAACAGATCCTAGAGCATATTTTTCAGTTAATTATAAACTAAAATATAAAGATATTGATATTACAGATAAAGTTGTTAAAATTAACTTGCAGATAGGTCGTTCTGGGTTTAACGCTGCAGAAGGGGGCAAGCTGGGATTTGTTGGTGGTGCATCATATTCAGTTACACTACCTATTTTAGAAAGATATCCAAGATATAATGAAATGGTGAGAGAAATTAAATCAATCAGAGAGAAAGCATTTAAATTTGCAATTGATGAGAAAAAAATTTCAAATAATCTTAAAACTGATTATAATAAAGCACTACGAGCTGTCAATAAAAATATTTTAGTTTTATATGAAACATCTGATAATCAAGTGATTAAAAATTTTTGTCAAAAATATGATTCTGAGACAAAAAATACAAAAAATTCATTTCAAGAATATAGGATGGGTGTTTCTAAATTGTGTAAGAATAAATCTTTAAAAAGTAATGACAATTCACTAAAAGCATTAGATACTGAAAGTTTTAAAACGAGTGGTGTTCCAAAAACATTACATAATGATTATGTACATGCTCAAGGTTTATGGATGTACACAAGACAAAAAGAAGATTTGAAAAAATATTTCAAAAAGCAGATTTCTCTAACTTTATATGGAATTATGTCAAAGAAAGGGTCTAAAGTATTTCATTCAAAACAAAAAGAAGTTTTTTCTGAGGAGGCATTTGTCAAAGAATTTAAAGCAAAGAATAATAAAACTAAACTTGCGAAAGTCGTATCTGCACCTTATTTACTTATAGACTGACACTTATAAGACTGTCACACCACCTCCATGAGGGGACGGTTTTCTGCTATAATGACTCTATTGATTTGAAATCCACCATGACCATCACTCTTCGTCCTCACCAGGAAGATGCTCTCCATGCCATGTCGAATCATGACAAGGGTCAAGTGATTGTGCCAACTGGTGGTGGAAAGACTATGTGTATGATCAAAGATTCTAAAATTCATTTTGATAGATTTAACAATCGAGTTCATGTGGTAGTAGCACCACGAATACTGCTAGCAGAACAGTTATGCTCTGAGTTTCTAGAGCACATTGATAATGCTCATGTTATGCATGTTCATAGTGGAGAAACAGAACACTTTAGTACCACTAAGGCAAAGACTATCAAAACATGGTCTGAGAATGTTGATGGTAATCAATTGATCTTTACGACTTATAACTCTTTGAATCGCATTGAGGAATCTGGTATTAAGGTAGATACTGTTTATTTTGATGAGGCACATAATAGTGTTAAGAGAAACTTCTTTCCTGCCACTGAGCATTTTAGTGGTGCTGCTGATCGTTGCTATTTCTTTACTGCGACTCCGAAACATTCTGCTACTATATCGAAACCAGGAATGAATCTTCCAGAAGTTTATGGACAGATTATTTGTAATGTTCCTGCACCTAAGTTGGTTGAAGAAGGATATATTCTTCCTCCTAAGGTTGTTGTGAATGAATTGCCCCAAGGAGATTTCAAGATGTCTGATTGTGATAATTTGATTTGTACAATTGATGACAATTCTTTAAACAAGATTCTAATTGCTGCAAGGTCTACAAGGCAGATTGTGAAGTTGTTGACTGAATCTGATTTTTATCCACAGATTCGTCAACGTGGTTATTCATGCATGTATATCACATCAAAGACTGGTGCATTTATTGATGG